CGTCCGGATTGAACCCCACCGCTCTGAATCTGGCTGGTGACACTGACCTCGCTTCATTGGTCAATCAGAGTGGTGGGGTCTTAGATAGTGAGATTAGAGCTGGAAGGCAGTTAATCCTTATATCTGAGACCCCTTTTTCTAATGGTCCCTGTGAGGATCGTGCTAAATGGGAGGCCGATGTTAGACGTGCCCGCGGGCTGGTGTATTCAGCAACCGTACCTAATTATAGAGTGGACGGTGATACAGGGGAACTGTGGAGTATCAACCGGATTTATCAGATTGTTGATGACTTCGTAGGTAAGATAGAGCCCATGTTGTGTAATTCAGTAACATTCACTTTTGATTTAAGCAGTGGTAGAAATACGAACCTTGGCTTTGTTGGTCAAAAGGCATACACCTTATTCATTGAGCCTGACTCATTAGCAGAGGAGGCTACAAATGTTGTCTAAGCTTTTACGATGGGCACGGATTACCAAATCAGGTGATGATAGCGGTCAATTCCCGGTTCAGCAGATGGAATACCTGGGTAAAGTTGCTGACGGGGCAGTCGTGTTCCCTTACGGTGTCCACGGTAACATTCCGGCCGATGTGCTTGTCCTGATGGCATCTGTGCAAGATAGTCCCGATAACCGGGCATCCTTGGGTGTGTTAGCGAAAAAACGCCCAACCCTTAAGGATGGCGAGGTTGCTTTTTATCATCCCCCAACTGATGCATTTATCATTTGGCGTGAATCGGGTGATTTAGATATCGAGACTGGCAATGGAGGTGGAGCAAACATTAACATTAAGGCCGCTAACGTTAATGTTAATGCGGATGATGTCAGTATAAATACTCAGACAGTGAATGTAACAGCCGCAACCAGTGCAACTATTACAGCGCCAATTAGTACCGTTAACGGTCCGTTAACGGTGACGGGTCCCGTTATTGCATCCGCCGGGTTAGCCATTACGGGCGCTATCACCGCAAATGGTGTTAATATTGGTGAAAATCATAGACATTCACAGGGTCCTGATTCAGATGGTAATACAGAGCAGGACACAAGCGGAGTAATACCATGACAACCGATGCTGTGTTAATTGTTGATCCCGCAAGTGGTTTATATGACTTCACTTTAGATGAGAGCGGTGACATAAATACCGCTGATTTCTTTGATACATCATTATTGTATTCATTGTTTGGTGAGCGCCGCGCTAATCAGGATGAGGTAGTGGAACCTCAATTACGCCGTGGGTGGATCGGCAATACTGATGAATTTGAGAACGGTTCTAAGATATGGTTACTGTCTCAGGCGAGGTTGACACGCAATACCCTCAATAGACTACAGGACGAAGCCACAAAGGCCCTTCAGTGGCTTGTTGACGATGGTTTAGCCGTATCGATTGATCAGGTGATAGCCACCGTATCGGGTGGGCGTGTTCTGCTTGACATTACAATCCGCCGTAGCCGTGATAAAGTTGACCGGAAATTCTTTACACTGTGGGAGAATACAGGCCGTGCCAATTGAAATACCTGAATCCGCCCAAGAGATCGATGCCCGTTCTAAAGCGGATGTACAGCGTGAATTAAATCAGTCAAATCCGTTTCTGAAAAACAGTTGGCTTGGTGCCATTGTTACGGCAGCGGCTAACCGTATTTTTGATTTTTACCTACAATTAAAAGCGGCAATCACACAAAATTTCCCCGATACGGCTACAGGCGAATACCTAACAAGGTGGGCGGCTATCTGGGGTAAACAGCAATTACCTGCCTCTCAATCAAATGGTAACGTTGTAGCTACTGGTGTTGCTGGTTCCATAGTGCCAAATAGCACTACCTTAACCGTAACCGGTGTGGGTGAGTTTGTAACTACTAGCTCCGGCACTATAAGCAATCAGACTATAAACATTCAAAGTCTGAGTAGGTCAGGCACTACTGTCACGGCGGTGACTGAGAGTAACCATAACTTAGCTGACGGTATAGAGGTAACTGTTGCTAATGCTACCGATGCCGCCTATAACGTCACGGCTACAATTATAGTTACTGCTTTAGATGCATTTCAGTATGAAATAATTGGTTCTCCTGCGGATGAGCCAGGCACACTCGCCGATGTATCCTTCACAACTGCAAATATCCCGGTTCAATCAGTGGAATTCGGGCAGTCAGTTAACTTGGATGCTGGTACACAACTAAGACTGCAGAGCCCTATCGTGGGTGTTGATGATGTTTTCACCGTGGATTTCGGTGCCGTTGGGGGCGGAACAGACCAAGAGACTGAGGATTCTTTACGTGCGCGTACTTTGGATAGAATACAGAACCCGGTTTCTAATTTTAATGTTGCCGCTATTACGGAACAAGCCAAAGAGGTACCGGGCGTAACAAGGGTATTTGTACAGGAAGTTACGCCTGCTATAGGTCAGGTTACTGTTTATTTCATGCGTGACAATGACCCTAATCCTATTCCGACCGGTTCGGAAGTGGTGAAAGTCAAGGATAGTATCCTCACAATCAAACCCGCTAATACTCAGGATAGTGATGTTATTGTTGAGGCCCCCGTGGGTGTGGATGTTGATTTCGTATTTACTGATCTTTTACCTAATACAACCACGATGCGGGATGCTATATCAGCTAATTTAAGACAGTTTTTTGATGAACGTACTAATGTTGGTTCCGATGTGGATGAAGATGCCTATAGGTCGGCCATATTTAATACAGTAGATACGGTCACAGGTGATCTAGTACAGACGTTCACACTTTCTTCACCTTCTGGTGACGTTACTATATCCGCTGGTGAAATAGGCATACTTGGCGCGGTGACATACCCATGATGCTATTCCAACGTAGGACGCAGGCGGATTACGCAGATAGCTTAGGTGCTTATTTGCCCGGGGGTGTTCTATTTGGCTCCAAGAATATAGAAGGCAGTAATTTAAGAAATCTTCTATTAGGAATGGCTGGTGAGTTATTCAGAGCCAATGGTTTATTGCGTGAATACAGTTGTGAAATCTTACCGGATAAAACTGAGAAATTTCTCACCGAATGGGAGTCAGCGGTAGGTATACCTGATGATTGTTTTTCTGGTACCGGTACCATTGAAGAAAGAAGACGTGATATTTTAGTTAAATTGGCATCATCTGGCGTACAGACAGCTGACGACTTTGTTGAGTTAGCTTCAATATTTGGTGTAGATGTCGAGGTTCAGGCGGGCTCAGAATCAGGGGTATTTCCCTTAACTTTCCCTATTCCGTTCTATCCAAATGCGGAGCAAGCACGGTTTACAATAATAGTGAATATCACAGTTCCCCCGGAATCTACTTTCCCGTACAGTTTCCCCATACCATTTGGTACTAGCGAAATCGGTATAATTCGCTGTATCTTTGAAAAACTGAAACCAGCAAATTGCGAATTGATAATTAGACAGGTGGCCTAAATGCAAGAACTAAACGATAAAGTTGACGGTGGTGCCGGTTCACAAGGCTCGCTGCCTGCCGCTGAGTGGAATCAATTACCTACCGAGGTACAAAACGTAATAACTCAGCTGGGTCAAACGCTCAGTGCTGGCGATCTTAACCAGTTAGGTAAGGGTATTGCTGGTTATGTTGCTAATGGCACATTTTATACGGATTCAGGTGCGGCAGATGCCTATGTACTATCAGGTATCGGTACAAAACAAACCCCACCGAGTTATGAAGACGGAATGGAAATACGGTTTTTAGCGGCTAACGCTAATACCGGCGCATCTACCGTCAATGTGGCCTCTTTAGGTGTAAAGGACATCAAGACATCAATTGGTGCTGATCCGGCAGCCGGTGCAATTAGTGGGCGCGTTTCCTGTGTCTACGATTCGGCTAATGACTGGTTTGAGTTAATAGCTGACATTTCTGGTAGTACTCCCACCGTTCAAGAATTTACATCAGATGGTGTTTGGAGCAAGCCGTTAGGTTGTAGATATATTGTTCTTGAAGCAGTTGGTGGCGGTGGCGGTGGCGGCTCAAGTAATGTTGGATCCGCTGGCGGCGGTGGTGGAGGCTCGGGTGCAGCATCAGGCCGCAGTACTATTAATGTTGCCGGTATTGCATCGTTGACCCTGACAATAGGTCTTGGCGGCAGTGGTGGATCAACAGGTAATGGTAGTCCGGGCACAGACACAACCATCGTGGGTACAGGGGTTAATCTTACAGCCCCGGGTGGTGGTCTAGGCGCTAGTAACGGCGCCACCTCACCGGCAACAACCGCTGTTGATTTTGATGTAAATTTTGTAGGTCAGGGTGGCGACCTTGGCGGCGCAAGCACCTTTGAAAGATCGGGTAAAGGTGGTAACACACCATACGGTTACGGCGGTAATGGTAAATTCACACCATCATCAGGTAATGACGGTGACGGATTTGGTAGCGGTGGTAGTGGTGGATTATCTAACAGCGCGGCAAATCAGGACGGTGGTGATGGTGCAGACGGTAAAGTTATTATCACCGAGTTCTATTAATGGACTGCATATCTGTAGTGTGCATGTATTTTGCTGTCAGCTTGTCAGCTACAGATAGGTATATTTTGATTAATGATGATCCTGTGAAGGAAGGATATACAGTATCCAACGTCAATAGGGGAGGTAGTTACGGTACATTAGGTAATGCCGCATTAGGAATCGAATATAAGGGGCTTTTTTTAGAGCTTGATCATACCT